GCGCTCCGCTGCCTCCAACAGAATGCGCTTGATTTCAGTGTTACGACCAATGTCAGCAAACGCTGCCGTCTGCGTGTTCTCCAGCGTGACAAGCACGAACCCCGCAAGCCGGTTTTCGGCTCCCGGCTCGGGAAGGTGCCCCTTCGCCATCCAGCCCCATCCCGAGCAGTTCTTGTCCTCCCATGCGCCTTCCGGGATTTCCGCCAAAAGGCGGGCTTCATCGCCCACCCTGACGGCGCTGACGCCACCGAAGGAAGCGCGCATCAGGGAGATGGCATCCGAGCGAGCGTCCCGGTCGCTCATGCCCTCTTCCAGCTTCACGATGGCTGTGTACTTCCCAAGGGCGGTGTCGGTGTTGAAGCCCATGAAGCGGGCCTGTTCGCGGGTCACGACAGCGGGTTGCTCCTTGCCCTTGGCGGCCTGCTTTTCCGCCGCGAGCCGCGCTTTGATGCGCTCGGCAAGGAACTCGGCAACCGCTGCCGCATCTTCCCCGTTCACCGAGAAATCGCCCCTGTGCGTATTGACGTTGAACCCCGACTCCATCGCCGGAATCAGGGTCTTCAACGCCGCCTTGGCATCAGCACTGGAAAAGCTGATCTGGTAGAGCTTCTGCGTCCCCATGCAGAAGCCCTCACGCCAACTCGGGATCGTCGTCGGAGAAGCGGCGCTCGTATTCCTCGAACGGCACGCGCCCCTCCACCACGGCACGAAGATCGCTCTTCTCGTCGCGATTCAGTTCGCGGAACAGCGTCTCGCGCACCGACTGCGGCGACTCGTAGCCATCCGCGATCTCACCCTTGGCATTCACCAGCCACACATCGCCTTCACCCTGACCGTAGCCCGGCTCAAAATCCGGCGCGGTCACGATGAAACGGTACTCGCCATCCGCGATACCAGACCAGCCATCCTCGGCCAGATACACCCGACCCGAGTTCATCGCCTCGTTCATGTCGATGACGCCATCCTTGGCGAGCGACGGCTCTTCGCGGTACTCGAACTTGCCGACCATGTTGCCGTTGGTGTCGTGCAACGCGAACACATGCTCGCCGTCCCGCACCTTCTCCGCCGCTCCGCGCAGGAGAAGCGACACTTCCAGATTGGCGTCATGCTCGAACGCCGCGTTGCCCGTCTCGATGGCGAGACGCACGGTGCCATCCGGCACGTCTCCGGTCGGCGTGGCCGTAGTGACCTCGACGCGGCCAACGCGGTTGCCGTTCACATCCCGCAGCGCGAAATCCGCATCACCAATGCTGGCGTGACTGGCGATCTTGTCTGCCGCCTCGTCGATGATGCGGGCCACTTCCTGATTGCGGCCCAGATCAACGAACGCGGCATTGCCCGTCTCTTCAATGGTCAGCACCACGTACTCGGTCTTGGCCGGATACGCATCCCAGAACGGCTCGTCACCAAGCGCCTTCACGCGCTCAGGGTTCAGGGGCACCTTGTAGCTGCCGGTGATGCTGTCGGCACGCCCGGATTCAAACTTCACGCCCACCGTGGTGCCACGCGGGTCATAGACGAAATGCGGCCCTTTCACGTTCGGCACGCCATCCAGCAGTTCGGTGATCTGCTGCTCAATCGCTTCGCGGGCCTGCTCCTGCCGCTTACTCAAGCCGCTTTCACTGACATCCATGTGGGCCAGCTTGAAGTGCTGTGCAGCCAGTTCATGCAGCCGCTCGTTGAGTTCCAGCGCCTGCGGCAGATGCAGGTGCGTTTCGTAGTGGATGACCTCGATCCAGTCGCGTTGCTCGGGAGTCAACTTGGCGAGCTTTTCGCGGTTGATCTTCGACTGCTCTTCGATCTCGCGCTGGTTGTCCTTCATCGCTTGCGCCACATCGGGGTGATTGCCCCAGCGGGCTGGATTGGTCTTCTGGAAGATGCGCAACTGCGGCACCTCATGCACCGGAATGGTGATCCCCATGTGGTGCTTGCCGTCACGCTCCCCGGTATCCCATTCAGGCGAGAAGCCCTCGTGCCGCAGCCAACCGTACATGTTCTCCGCTTCACTGCGGAAGCCGTTGGGGAAGTCATAGACCCGCTCACGGATGCTTTTCAGCAGCTTCAACGTCTCGGCGTACTTCTCCTTCGCGTAGTCCTGAAAATCACGAGCCACGTAGGGGCCGCTGTCGGGCCACCGTTCGGCAAGGTGGTCACACACCTTCTTCGCCGACTCCGGCGTCATGAAGCTGACCCCATTCAAGTCCGGGCTGGGCAGCTTCAACTGGATCGCTGGCTCGCCGTTGTTGACGGTCTGCGAGAAGGCCCGCTCGTGCTTGTCCAGCACGATGATCCGCTCGCCGAGCAGCGTATTTTCGTGGCGACGCGACGTTTCCCCCCAACCTTCAAGGGACTTCATCAGCGCACCGACCACCTCGGTCTTGGCCTCTTCGGTGACGGTCGCCCGCAGCGAGTTGATGCGAGGCTCCAACGCCTCCATCACCCGCGCCAAGGTCACATTGGTTTCACGCTTCTCCGGGGTGAACGGGTCGCCGGAAACCGACACCACGCCACCGGACGAAGCGCCGACAACCAGCTTCTCACGCCCGCCCACCTCGACATCGGCATATTCCCACGGGGCGACGCTGCCAGCGGACGGACGCCAAGTCGGCTCCGGCAGGCCCAGCTTCGCCAGCGCCACACCCGCCAACTCCTTCGCATCGTCGAGCGTCTTGGCTTCGCGCCCAGCCTCCCAAGAAGCGGACGGCTCGGGGAAGTAGTCGCGCTCCGCCAGAGGATCAATGGTTCGCTGCTCCGGGGCTTCCGGCTCCGGGGCGCGGTACTTGGTGAGCCACTCGGGGCCGAGGGTGTTGCGCACCTGCTGCAATGCCGCCGCATGATCGGCACTCACACCCGGATAACTGGCGCGTTCCCAGTTCGCCCGCAGGGCGGACTTCCAGTTGCGACCTTTGGCTTCGCGGAAGGCGTCCAGAGCCTCCTGCTGAGGCTTGGTCAGGCCAGCATCGTTCACCTGCCGGGCATCTGCCGACACATCGCGCTGCGCTTCGGCCACCCACGCCTCAGACATCTTCTTGGCTGTCGCAAGGGCGTCCTCCGCGTCCGTGGTGTAGTACGCCATCTCTTCCTGCTTTTCCTCGCACCATGCCGTGTTCTTGTCGGGATAACGCTCGGACAGGCGGTACAGGTTGATAGTGACACGCCACTCCCCGTCCGCATGAAGTGCGGTCATGCCGGGAAGGGCTTTAATTGCATCTCGTGTTTCTTTGATAGAAGCCATCATTTCCTCTCAATCGCTCACGCGGCAGCGCCACGTAACCCTTCCCCGAAAAAGCGCAGGGCGTCCTCAAGACGCCCTTGTTTTTCCGGGGTGATGTATGCGTCGAAGTTCATGTCCATGTTGGACTCGGACATGCTGTTCACTTCGGCCTCGTCGTCATCGAGCACCACGGTCACATGCAGCAGATTCACCGCCGTCTCGCCGTCGCGCTCAAGAAGACCGAACTCGATCACGTCATCGCGGTCGGTGAAACTCGCGAAAACGCCCTGCTGATGATCGCCGCGAACACACCAGTGCTTGCTGAATTCCTCGACACCATCCTCACGGCGAACGCCGCCCTCACCGGCAGCCTGCGGCACCGGCAGGCTGTCCATGAAGGCGGCGATGCGCTCGCGTAACTGTTGGCACGCCGGGCTTGTCATGAGCGACCTCCTTCCTTTTATTCGGGGATCAGGCGCGGCCAGTCGAACACGGCTGCGTCGCCAGTCATCGCCTCGATGTTGGCAAAGCGCACCTCAACCGGGTGCGACTCCATCCACGAAGCACGCTTGTGATACAGGTCGATGAACGTCACCAGTTCGTCGATGTTCGGGAACTGGGCGTGGCGCAACGCGCCAAGCGTCACCAGTTCAATCGGCAGGCCGCGCTGGTAAAGCGCCTTGACCACCTCGGCAGGAGCCTTCTCCTGCACTTCGGTGTGCGTCTGGCCCACCACCACCGGATTCATGTCCGCGTAGATCATCTGGCCACGGCTGCTGTTCGCGCCGATGGACATACCTTCGGCACCGTGCTTGTCGATGTCCTCGAAGTGGTAGCGAACCACTTTCAGCAGCGCACGGCCAAGACCGTTGCGCTCGTATTCCGGCAGATCAACCTCGACCAGCGACAGATTCGGAACATCCACCATCTCGCGATCCGGGTCGATGAAATTGCCAAAGGCAGCCGTTTTCGCCTTCACTGCACCCGTCTTATCTGCATAACTCATGTCAGCACCCTTTCCCCATGAATACACGGCGTAATGGTACGCCTACCCATACCAAAAATCAATTTTTTGATATGTTGTTAGTTTCGTGTCGTTATGGTTTTTTGTCAAGCTAGAAACCGGGGTTGTACCCTCCTTGTCGGTGCATCGGCTCGTAATCCCACGGCCCCCGCTCCGGCATCCCCATCCGGCTCGGGTCACGGAACTCGATGTACGCGCTCGGGTTCTGCCCGATCTTGTCCACCACCTTCAACAACTCCCTGCCGACATTCGTGGGCTGATCGCCAACCGTCGCGAACTTGATCTCCTCGATCCCCTTCCGCATCAGGTTCGCCACCTGCAACGCTGCTGGCTTACCGCTCAACCCCTCAAGGTGCGTCATCGCCCCGGAGAGCTTCGCCATGCTCACGTAGGCATGACGGGCGTGCCGCTCGATGTCCGGCTTCTCGCCGTTCTCCAGCGCCTTCTTGATGTACTCAGCAAGCTCTTGCAGGTGTCCGCCATATCGCGCCGACTCCGCCTCGAAAAAGGTCTTCGCCGCGTCGATGTAGCCTTTCAGGTCTGCCCCACGGCCTGCGGCCTTCTCGGTTGCGTAGCTGGCACGAGTGAACTCGACCAGCGCCTGCGTCTTTTGCCTGCGCATTTCCTCCGGCGACTCGCCAGACTCGACCAGCGACGTGTGCAACTCGCGCAGTTGCGGCAAGTGCTCTTTGATAGCCCGGTTGACGTAGCCGTCCTGCAACCACAGGAGCACGTTCCGGTCATAGCTGCCCGAACGCTCCATTTCTTTGAGGTCAGGGATGACCAGCTCGGGAATGATCGGCTCACGGTAGAGCGATGGCTGTTTGGTTTGTGCGGCGGTACTCATAGGCTGTTATCTCCCGAGGCTGGGTGCAGGTGCGTCATCTGCACTGACGGCAACGGTGGTCGCCGTGTAGTTGGTGTGGGTGTCGAGGTTGAATTCAGGACGGAGCAGCTTGGCAGCCGCCTCGAACAGAAGTGCGAGGTCTTGGCGACAGTCCATCACCTCGCCGTCGAACACCTCCGTGATGAATGGGGCCACCTCGAAGAAGCGAGGCGCGGGCCGCTCCGGGATCGCGTGCAACGGGAAGACTGGATTCGGCTCGCGCATCTCGAAGCGATAGCCGAAATCCCCGACACCCAATCGCCGGGACAAGTCCTGCGCAATACACAGGATCGACGGCAGCGCCACCTCGGCCACATCGTCCGCGTGCATCACGCCGCCATCGTAGGCAAAGCCCCGCCCAGCCTTGATCTCCTGATCCGCCAAGCCCGTCACCAATCGTCGCAATTGCGACTCGAAATCTTCGTTCGCCATAGCCGCTCCCTTCCGGTTATTGCGGCCTTTGCCGCGATTCAAGAATGAGGTTTGCTGTATCCAGCATTCGATCCATCGCCGCACGATGCCCATCGAGCACATGGTCGTATTTCATCCCACCAAGGTGCTCGTACTGGGCAATCACAACCGACCGATCCAGTTCCGGCATCTCACGAAGCCGCAACACGTCACGATAGGCTGCGGCCTTGTAGACCTCGCACATCAGGCCCACGCTGACGCCGTACATGCGCTGCAAGACGGCCTGCTCCGCAAATGCAGGCGCAGCAGCGGACGCGAGCAGGCTTGCGTGCATCTCGGCCTGCTCGACCACCGCACGCAAAAGCCTGCCCACCATTGCGTCGGGATTCGTCTGGTAGTAGTCGAAAAGATTGACCAGCCCGTAGAGCTTGGGGATGGCCTCAAGGACACACAGTCGCCGGGCGGTCGCCATGTCAACCCCCGCCGAATCGCGCTCGAACCGCTCCGGCTGCATCTTGACGGTCGCATCAAGCAGCTTGGCGATCATGCCGGGAGGCAGGAGACGCGACTTGTCAGGATCGACCCGTCGCCACTTCCACTCCTCGGTGACGACATCCAGCATCGCACTGGTGACTGCATTGAACACTGACGGGAAGTCAGGCGAATCCTTGTCCGCACCGACGACCGCAAGCCCCACCTGCCGCAACGACGATAAGCGCCGCATGACCTCCGTCATGCTGCGCAAAAGCTCTTCGTCATCAAGTTCGGCACTCGTCGCTGTCGCAAGTCCAACGATGCGCGAAGCCAACTTCAATCCCGCGCAGCGCCGACGCACTTCCGCACCGGCCACACGCCGAAGCTCATCAGCATCTACCTCGACAATCGCACTGTCATCATCCAGCGACGCATCAAGGCTTTGCAGGGCCGCAGGATCGAATCCGCTCACGGATTGAACCTCGGAGCAGGATCAACATCCTGCCCGTGGTCATGAGAAATGATGCGCTCGCGAACGAGCGTATGAATGGCGACGCGCTCCGTGAGGCGACGCCGACGCCCCATCATGGATTCTTGGATGGCAAGAGACAGGGGCCGCTTGATCGGGGTTTTCTGTTTATCCATAGCCAATCTCCGAGATTACATGAGCAAAATTGTACTCAATTATCCCGGTTTTTGACAACGACGACTAAACAGACATCAGAAAATTGTCGTTATGCCTTATGAAGCCAGCACTGACGCGCTCCGCTTGTCGCCCATCCGAAACCCGGCGCTCACAGAGCGTCAGCTTTCGGATGGGTCTGCACCCGAACTGCTCATTTTTTGGGCGATAGCGAAGAACTCGATCAGCACGGCGAACTACACACCTACCCCCATGCTTTATCCACAGAATCTGGGGATAACCAATAGCCACACTCAAACCGCCGCCTCAACCACCCCGGCAAGCTCGTGATAACGCGCCAAGAACAACGCCTTGGCCTCCTTCGGCGCGAGCGGCACAATGCGCTCCGGCAAAGGGCGCACACCGACGATCAATTCCCACTCGTCATCGTGCTCCGGCATCAGATCGCGCTGCTCGGTCGCCAGCATGACCAAATCGGCCTGCTTCACGCATGGCGGGATACGCTCAATCCCGAACCGGGAAAGAACCGCCGCCTCCACACGCTTCTCGACTGACTGGTAGTCGGGCAGTAGCAGTTTGAGCGGCTTCACCATGTCGCCCACGAACGCCTCGCTGGCATCATGAAGAAGGCCAGCCAGCGCGTGCTCTTCGGGAACCAGCCGACTGACCAGCACCGAATGCTGGGCCACGCTGTAAAACTCCCGCGTGTGCCCGGCGAATCGGCAGATGTTCGACAAGGCGTGCGCCACAGCTTCCACCGTAAAGCGCGAGCCACCGGGACGCACAAAGTCGAAGTATTCCCCCTCGACCGTCAGGATGTCCGGGCGCATCATCCGATCACCTTCCGCTCACCCTTGCCGTCCATCGGCGTGACCACACCTTTTGCTTCGAGGGATTCAAGCAACCGCGCTGCCCGGTTGTAGCCGATTCTCAGCTTCCGCTGCACGAGGGAGATGGAAGCCCGACCCTCGGCCCGCACGATCTCGGCAGCCTCATCCAGAAGCTCGTCATCGCCCTCGCCAGCCGCCACATCAGCAGCCC